GCCGGCAGCTCACAGGGCACGAGCAACCTGCGTGACGTCTACATTCGCAACGGGCTGACGGCCGCCGACTTCAAGGCGAGAGCGACGTTTGACCCGCCGTTCTACGGCGATCCCGACGCGGGCGGGGCGCTCAACGCGATCTTGCCGCAACACGCGCTCGTGTTGCGCTATCAGCGCGACACGAAACAGCGGGCTGTCATGGTGTGGAACAACATCGTGTTTGCGTTCCCGGCGCTGCTGGTGGGGGTGTGGCAAGCGAACCTTGACGGGACCGGCTTCGCCAACCGTCAATACCCGGTGTTCTTCCCGGCCGTCGGCCCCGTCCCCGGTGTCCCGGGCCTGCCGCTGCCCTACACGGTCGAAGCGATACTGCGCGGGAACGTAATCGCCGTGCGGCACTGGCAGGTCGGCACGAAGCCGCCGAACTGGTCGGACCCTGACCGGGCCCGCACCCTGAACCTGAACAGCGACTGCGGAGACGCCACCGCCATCCCGACGCCGGTCGGCAACGGGAGCGCCGGCTTCGGCGCCTGCCATCTCGGCATCGACACATCGCCGCTTTCAGCCACCCGCTACCGCATCGCTGACACCTATGTCGAAGCGGACGCGTCGTCGCTGAAGGACTTCATTGAAGCTGGCCCCTACTCGGCCTTCGATTCGCTGCGTGTGACCGATAGCCAGTTCGGCGCGGTCACCTATGCGGGCGTCGACTACGTCGGGTGCACGCTCGCGCTCGACATCATCGGAAACGGGAGAGTCTGACCATGAGCGCACTGGCCGCCATTACGCCGGTCCGAGACGGAGCGCTGTCGGCGGGTGCCGCCGTCGCCTCCACGGACACCATCAACGTCAACGTTATGGGACCAAACGGCTGCTTTCTGGAGATCATCAACGCGGGCGGTTCGCCCGACAACGTCACCATCTCCGACGCAGGCGTGACGCCCGCCGGCTCGCCGCTCGCGGGCGGCACCTTCCCGCAGACCGTCACGAACGGCACCAGCCGCATCTTCTACATCCAGCGGTCGCAGGCGGTCGTCGCCACGGGCCTCGTCACGATCACGCATTCGTTCCTGACGTCGGTCACTTACAAGCTCTACCCGCACTGAAGGGACGAAACGGATGGGCAAGGTTCACGGGCAGAACACCTTCATTAGCCTCAACGGCGTCGACCTGTCGTCGTATGGCACCAGCGTCGAGATGAAGCGATCGGCCGACGCTCACGACGTGACGACGTTCGGCAACAACAGCCACCGCAAAGCGGGCGGCCTGTTCGACGGCGCCGCCACCATTCAGGGCCTGTACGACAACGTGGCCGCCGTCTCGCCGCGTGCCGTGATCGAGCCCATCATCGGCACCGTCGTGGCGCTGATCGAGCGACCCGAAGGCACGGGCGTCGGCAAACCGCAGCGCGGCGTCAACGTCCTGATCACGAACTACGACGAGACAAACCCGGTCGCTGACTACGTGACCTGGCAGTGCGAAGTCGAGTTCGACGGCTTCTGGCTGAATTCCACCCAGTAACCCCAGGGGGAGACCATGGCAGACATGACAGGCATTCCCGACTTCGCGTACGAAGGCCAGCAACTGCGGCGGGCGCAGCTCGCCTATACGCGCATCCTCCAGGAGCTGCGCGACTGCAAGGCGCAGGGCGCCTTGGAAATCCTGGCCGACCTGTTGGCGGAGTCGGACGAGCCCGAGTTGACCGAAGTCATCGACGTGCCAGCGCCGGCCCCGAAGACGGCCAAGCGCTCGACGTCGAAGGGCGGTTCGGGCAGTTGAGCGACAATGGCGAGACGGCCGCATACGCGGACAAGGGCGCACTGATCGGCACCGGGCCGCACCTGCCCGAAGAAGACCTGAAGGTCAAGATCACAGGCCCCGACGGGACGCCGCGCCTGGTGCTCGTCCGCGTGCGTGGACTCTCGCGCCTGGAAGCGCTGGACCTGGAGAAGCTGGAGGCATCGGGTACGGCGATGCTGGAGCGCCGGGTTCTCTCGCTGGCCATGGTCCGGCCACGCATGACCGAAGGCGACGTGCGGCAGTGGCAGGAACGCTCAGCGGCGGGCGAAATCGAGCCAGTCACGAAGACGATCGAAGTGCTTTCGGGCACGGGCGACGGCGACGCGAAGGAGATATACCGAAGGATGGCGGCCGACCCGGCCGAAGAATTTCGCGTACTTCCTGGCGACGAAGCTCGGCAAGACGAAGGCTGAGATAGACGCCATGGCGCACCGCGAGTACGTCGGCTGGCAGGTCTACTTCGGGCGCGAAGCGCAGCGGATGGAGCTGGCGCAGAAGGCGGCAGCACGTGGCCGCTGACATCGTCCAGGTACACGGCCTGAAGGAATTCAACCGACGGCTGCGCGTCATGGGTGGCGAGCTGCCCAAGGCGGTACGGGTGGCGTTCAATACCGCGGCTGACATTGTCGTTGAGGATGCCCGGCCACGGATACCCGAAGTCTCGGGCGACGCGAAGTCGTCCGTCCGTGTGGCATCGACCCGCACGTCGGCCCGGGTGCGTGGCGGCGGATCGAAGGCGCCCTACTACCCGTGGCTCGACTTCGGCGGCAACGCCGGCCGTGGCCGCAGCCTGCATCGGCCGTTCCTGCCCGACGGCCGCTACATCTACGCCTCGTTCCGTATGAAGCGTCCCGAGTTCCTCGCCGCCATGGTCAAGGGCCTGAAGGCGATCGCACACAAGGCCGGGCTGGAGCTGACCTGATGGCCGGCAAGAATCAGGTCACACTCACCTTCGCTGGCGAAGACAAGTCCCTACAGAAGACGCTTGACCGCGTCGGGAAGTCCACCCAGGCCGTCGGCAAACAGGCAACGAGCGGATTCGCCCGATTTGGGGTGGCGTCCCGCAACGCCGGCAAGACGGCGAAGGGCCTTCAGGGCTCGCTTGCCGGCCTGATGGCGACGGCGGGCGGCGTCCAAACGATCATGTCGGGCGACATCATCGGCGGCCTGCTCCAGCTCGAAGGCGGCTTCGGCAAAGCCGCCATGTCGGCGGCCAAGTTCACGCTCACGGCCGGGAAGGCGATCGCCTCATTCAGCGCGTCGACGGCCAAAGCGGTAGCGCAGTTCGTCGCAGACTCGGCCCGCATCGTCGCCGGGTGGGTGCTCATGGGCGTACGGGCGATGATCAACGCCGCCAAGATGGCCGCCGCGTGGCTGATCAGCCTGGGGCCGATCGGCCTGGTGATCGCCGCCATCGGCGCCGTCATCGGCATTCTGGCCTTGTGCGGCGTCAGTTTCGACGACGTCAAGAAGGCCGCCGGCAAGGTGTGGAATTGGATCAAGGCGCATTGGCCGCTGCTGCTGGCCATCCTCACGGGACCGTTCGGCCTGGCAGTCCTGGCCATATATCGTCACCGTGACAAAATTGTCGGGGCACTGAGGGCCGGCTTCGCCGCCGTGAAGGGCTTCGCCACGGGTGCGGCGTCCTGGATCGTCGACAAGTTCAACCGCGTGGTGTCGTTCTTCCGTGGCATACCCGGGCGTATCGCCGCCATCTTCCGTGGCATCGGGTCGGGCATCGTCTCGGGCTTCAAGGCCATATGGAACAACACCATCGGCGGACTCGGGTTCAGCGTGCCGAAGTGGATACCGGGGATCGGCGGGAAGTCGTTCCGTATCCCGAAACTGCACATGGGCGGCATCGTGCCCGGCGCCCCAGGGACCGAGACGCTCGCCGTGCTCCAGGCGGGCGAGCGCGTCACCCGGGCCGGCCAGGGGGCCGGGACCGTCATCCACCTTCACGTCGCCGGTTCCATCCGATCCGACCGTGACCTGATCCGCCTGGTGCGCGACGAGCTAGACCGGGGCGGACTGCGAGGCCTAGGCGGATGAAGCGCGGCCGCACTTCGCCTGTTGACGCTGCCGGCGCCGGCGTCGCGCCGGTATTGACGCCGGCGCCCGCATGCGCTCGAGCTCGAGCGCGGATCCGTCAACAGCGCGTTTGTCCTGGTCGACTGCCCGGTGTCTGGTGCCAGGCGGGGCCTCGCAGGCGCTTAGGCGGCAACGTAGGCGGAGGTTTCCCGTGCTCCAGGTCGTAAACCAGGCGGAAGAAGCGTGGCTCGACCTGATCACAGACGTCGACATGACGCTGCGCCTGTACCGCAACGACGTAGAGGCCGGGCTCACGGACGTTCAGGTCGAAGCGCTCACGCAGGCGGCCTTCACTGAGGCCAACTTCGCGGGCTATGCCGCTGTCTCGCTGACGACGAGCTGGACGACGACACAGGGGAACCCGTCGACGGCCACCCGAGCGGAAGTGACCTTCACCCGCAGCTCGACGGGCACGGCGCAGCTCATCTATGGCTACTACCTGACCCGCAACAGCGACGGGGCGCTCCAGTGGTACGAACAATTCCCGGGGCCTGTGTCCGTCGAGTTCATCAACGATGCCGTCAAGGTCACGCCCACGCTGACGCTCGACGACGTGAAAGGCAACGCCGTGGAATCTGGCATCATCGTCGACTTCGGCGGCACGACGGCGCCGACCGGCTGGCATCTTTGCGACGGGTCGGCCATCAGCCGCACCACGTTCGCGTCGCTGTTCGCTGCGATCGGCACGGCGTATGGCGTCGGAGACGGCGCTACCACGTTCAACGTTCCCGACTTCCGTGGCCGCTTCTCGCTAGGCAAGGCGGCTGCGGGCACGGGCTCGACGCTGGGCGCCACGGGCGGAGCGATCGACCACGTGCACGGGCTCGACACCGCGTCGTCGCATGTGCGTATGACGGTCAACACGACGAGCCCGCATGTGCGCGTACAACGGAAGTCCGGTGTCACGTCGTGGAACGAGACGCTAGAAGTCGTCGCCAGCTCGGGCGCGGGCGGCTCGACGTCGT